AGAGTATAAGTAGTGCGGTGGTGCTATCGGGCACGCACGCAGATCAAGTAGATATCCGAGACAATATATTTCACTACGGCGAGAATGGAGTTGTTAGAACAGGCACTGGGCAGGGTACGACTTCGATGAATGCCTCGTTTACCAATTACAATTTCGACAATAACCTTATGATGAACGGGAACATTGCTGGAGGAAGAAATGAAGCCGCGCAGTACACAAGTCCGGCTCTCAGCTTTCACGAAGACAACGCCGCGAATGTTGGATTTGTTAGTCCAACAGATCGACAATGGAGATTACTAGCATCGAGCGATTATGCAGCAGGAGGCGTGAGCGATGCAACGGATGGTACAGACTTGGGTGTTGATTGGGACTTACTAGAAGAGGCGATTCGCGGTGTGGTGTCCGGGTTAAGCAAAGACCTCTCAACTGTACTGGTGATGGCATAATGGCACTTGCGCATAGATACGTCGACTTCAGCGCGGGCAACGACGCCAACGACGGTACGTTCGGCACAGCGAAGAAGACCATACAAGATATGCTCGATGACCTCGATCCAGTAACGGACACAACGCACTACCTCATTTGGGTGGGCAACAATGCGAATCATGTTGTGAGTAGCGTCCTGGACTTTACGACTAATTTTGGCGCCACATCAGTTGACTTTGGCATCGGAATTATCGGCTGGGATGTGAACGGCGGGGGCGGGGCAGCAGCGATTGCGCCAACAAATGACTTGGCTGTAGTTGATTGTGACACGGGAGGCGCTTTTACTGGTGCGGACCATCCAGACTACACAACGTTCCGGCGTCTTAATATCAAGCGGACTGCTGGTACTGTCGGAAACATGGTTGGCAGCAGCACTACGGATTTCCTGCATGTTGATCAGTGCATATTCGAAACACCCGATCAGATGGCTGTGCAAGTCGGGACTTACAGTTCGTTCTATCGTAGTGTTTTCAAAAATGGTGGAACATCGGCTACCGATGACGTTATACAAGGATCGATTGCCACGAGGGTTGTGGGATGCCATGTATTCGGGCATGCGGGGCGTGGGTTCTTCATGGGGAGCAATGGGTGCTTAGCAGTGAAGTCTCTGTTCCGCACTCTTGGTGGTGATGCGATATTTATGAACACAAACGATGGGTCAACGGTGGAGTCGTGCGATATTCTGGGCAACAGCGTCGCAAGCAAGTTTGGCATTAACGTCAACACGACGGCTGAAGCGTGCTCAATAAGAGACAACTATATTGCTGATTGGGATGGCACTTCATCTGAAGCGATTCATGTCGACAGCGGCGGATCGCTGCTGCAGTGCGTTGACAACCAGTTTAACAACAATACGGCCGACTTAGTTGACTCAGGAGCCAAATCACTGATGGTGGACAACACAACAGGTTTGGTGGTAGTGGTGGTTCCGACTGATGTACAAGTGCTTGACGGTATTCTGGTAAACCCAGTTACCTCTGCTGCTAGAGGAATGCAATTACTAGGGATATAAAATGGCATTTTGGAAAAATGTATCTAGTCAGAAAGCAGTGTTCAGAGCATTAGACTCTGCAGGTAATGTTCTTACGGGGGACGCAGCTAACCAGACTGCTTTGATTAGTGAAGATGCCGCGGAATTTGCAGCTACTAACGACGCAAATCCTACGGAAATTGCTCTTTCTGGCACTGGAGATGATAGCGCATTTTATGTGTATGATCTAACTCAGGCAGAAACTAATAACGATTTGATGATTGTCATTCCATCTAGCAGTACGGCAGGGGTTACGTTTGATCCACCATATCTTGTGGTTTATCCCACAGAGATGATTGTAGACGACGGTACAGCTACATTCGACCGCACCACTGATAGTCTACAAGCAATCCGCGACAACAGTGCGACACTTGCTGCCATTCGTGCGGGACTGGTTTTGCAGGAAACTACTATTGCAACACTCGCTTCTCAAACGTCGTTTACGCTTACAGCCGGTAGCCCAGATAATAGCACCTATGTTAATTGCACAATTGTTGTTGAAGACGCATCGACCGCAGCTCAAAAAGCTGTAGGCATAGTGTCAGCGTATACAGGATCAACTAAGACGATAACGTTAAAGTTTGACCCAGGAATTTTCACGATGGCTGTGACCGACAAGATTTACATTCTCGGTGAGGGCTCGCTAAAGTCAACTGCTCAGAACCGTCAACTTGACGTTACCGCAACGGGGGCAGCGGGAATCGACTGGGCAAATGTAGAGAATCAAACAACAGCAGTTGACCTATCAGCAACTGACATTCAGCTGTGTGACACTATCACAACGTACACGGGTGACACGGTACAAACTGGCGACAACTTTGCAAGGTTAGGAGCACCAGCAGGCGCATCGGTTAGCGCAGACATAGCTGCCGTTAAGGTTGATACCACTGCAATTTTGGTTGACACCAGTACAACACTAGATACGAAGTTGAATACCATAGATGACTTCCTGGACACGGAGATTGCGGCCATCACAGCTGCCGTAATTACTAACGCAGCAGGGGCTGATATTGCAGCAGACATAATCGCGCTTAAGGCTGAAACGGTACTTATCGTTGCAGATACTGGCGAGCTACAGACTGACTGGGTAAATGGTGGACGTTTAGATTTGATTGTAGACGCCATACTACTAGACACTGGCACGACGCTAGACGCAAAGTTGGACACGATCGACAACTTCTTAGACACTGAAATTGCAGCTATCACAGCAGCGGTAATTACCAACGCAGCGGGGGCTGATGTAGCTGCTGACATTATTGCTTTGAAAGCAGAGACAGTTTTAATACTTGCGGACACGGCAGTTATAGGCGCTTTGGGCGCGGGACTTAGCAACATACCTTGGAACAGTAGCTGGGACGCCGAAGTACAAAGCGAAGTAGATGATGCCCTGATTGCCAAGGGGCTAGACCACTTGGTGTTCGTCTCTGTTACAGGCACAGACATAGCCGATAACTCGGTAATAGCCCGTCTAGCTAGTAAGTCGGCCACGGCTGATTGGGATTCGTTCAACAACACCACGGATTCGCTAGAGGCTATAGAAGATGGTATGGGCACTGCCGGCCCTACTGCCGCAGTAATAGCCGATGCCATATGGGACGAGGCCCAAGCTGATCACGTAGCGGCAGGTAGTTTTGGCATCACAGCCACGGAGATAGCGGACGTTCTAACCGACACTGGTACAACTCTTGACACCAAGTTAAACACGATAGACGATTTCCTAGATACTGAAATAGCAGCTATCACCGCAGCAGTAATAACTAATGCAACCGGCGCGGATATAGCAGCAGACATAATTGCCCTAAAGGCCGAGACGGTGTTGATTGTAGCGGATACTGGTGAACTACAGACCGACTGGGTAGATGGTGGGCGGCTAGACCTAATTGTAGACGCCATTCTAGTCGACACGGGTACAACACTAGATGGCAAGTTAGATACCATAGACGATTTCTTGGACACGGAGATAGCCGCCATTACAGCGGCAGTAATTACCAACGCAGCTGGCGCTGATGTGGCAGCAGACATAATTGCCATGAAAGCAGAAACCGTTTTGATAGTGGCTGACACCAATGAGCTACAAACCGATTGGGTTGATGGCGGTCGGCTGGATTTGATTATTGATGCGGTACTAGTAGACACCGCAGAAATAGGTGTGGCGGGAGTTGGCCTAAGCAACATACCTTGGAATAGTAGTTGGGATGCCGAAGTACAAAGCGAGGTTGATGATGCTCTAATAGCCAAGGGGCTAGACCACTTGGTGTTCACCTCAGTGGTGGGTGCTGATGTAGCCGACAATTCGATTATTGCATACATAGCTTCTAAGTCTGCTACAGCCGACTGGGACACGTTCGACAACGACAGCGATAGCCTAGAGGGTATTAGCGACGGGGGTGGCGTGGGTGGTGCTAGCGCAGCGCAGGTGTGGTCGTATAGCAGCCGTGTGTTAACGCAGACTCTTGCGCAGATCGCCGCCATAATAGCTGGGGCTAAGGTAACAATTCATAGAGGAGATACGTTAGTATTGCCATTCCCCGGGCTAGGGGATATTACTGGTCGATCTAAGATATGGTTCACCGTGAAAGAAAAGCGGGGCGACCCAGCAGACACCGCAGCCCTTATACAAGTTTTCGAAACCGTAGGTACTGGTGACGTAGATGGCCTGCTATTTATCAACGGTGCTGCAGCTGCAACAATTGGCAACGGCTCGATAGTAGTTGATGACGCCGTAGCTGGTGATATTACCATAACTATAGCGGCTGTTGAAGTGGCTAAACTAGTGGCCAGTAACCAGCGTGTGTACGATGTTCAAATGGTAACTACTGGCGGGGTAGTAACAACCCTGCAACTGGGTGATTGTGTTATCGCGGAAGATGTTTCAAGAGTAACCAGCTAATGCTAAGAGCAATAGGTGTAAACAGCTAATGCTGAGAGCAGTAGGTGTAACTAGCTAATGGCAAGGGCAATAGAGGTAGAAGGTGGCTTAGCCCTAGAGCGCCGGTTTAACCGCCTGGGTCGTAGGCACGATAAGTTTGCTGGACTTAGCGTGACCTACACTGCATTCTATGCGGTATGGGTACACGAGAATTTGGAGGCGTTTCACCCCGGTGGTGGCCAAGCCAAGTACCTAGAGCAACCAGCTAGGGAGTTTCGACCAGATATGATCCGCATAGTCCGCCAGGTAATGAGTAGGCGCGGTGGTACGCTGCGTCAGGGGCTTAGCCGGGCGGGACAGTTTTTACTACGTAAGAGTAAACAGATAGTACCTATAGACACTGGGTTTTTGTTTAGTAGCGGTACGGTAAAGGTCAACAGGATTATCAGATGAATCTATTAACCGTTCGATTAGCGTTAACACTTTTTTCCTTAACTATGTTCAATCTTTGGTTGCTGGGTAAACTGGTAACCTGCGCTAAGATTGTTCTGTACTCGTATAAGATTGGAATTTTGTTGTCATTGTTAGCTAAGTATGCCTGATGCCAGCATTAGTACATAGCCCAGCAGCCATTATACGTGAGTTGATTGATAACTTGCGCCTGGGTGTGGTGCCATCAGAGGACGACACCACTATAGATGATTGGGAGTGGCCGGTATTCGTTAGCCAAGAACCCGACAGACCTGATAACTGCGTTACCGTGTACACAACTGAAATAATTCACCAAGGGCGCCACCACACCGACGGTAGCTTAGCCTTGCGCCGAGGCGTGCAAGTGCGGGTACGCGCGACAGATGACCAACAAGTCTTTGAGAAAATCGAGGAGATAGCTGTAGCCTTTGATGAAGATGTATTGATAAAGCGTATAACCATTAGTCAAAACAGCTACAGCATACACGCTATCACGCGCACCAGTGGGCCTATAGCTCTGGGCAAGCAACCAGGCACTAAACGAGACATCTACACGCTGAATGTAACCTTCTCCGTTAGACTGTTAACCTTCTAGCAATAACCTATTTCACTAGGGAGTACAAACACTATGGCAGTACCCGCAACAACAACCCGCGCCGACCCAGGGGCAACTAATGGCTTCGATATCAGAATGGACGATGGTCACAGCACTAAGATTGCTTTTGACCGCGACCCGGATGTGTCATTTTGGGAGAAGACCGTGCAACCCCCAGGGGTAGAGGGTGGTGACCCCATCGACACCACCACCATGCACAACACAACGTATCGTACGATGGCTAGTCAGCGGCTTATCACCACAACTGCTATCACGATTACAGCTGCGTATGACCCGGAAGTTAAAGACCAGATAATTGCCAACCTGGTAAACCAAGAGGGCTCTATCACGATACATTACCCGGACGGTTCGACCGAAGACTTTTTCGGTTACCTGCAAACATTCGAACCCCAACCCCACGTACAGGGCGAACCTCCCGAGGCAACTATCACAGTCGTGCCCACCAACAACGATCCAGCAGACGGCACCGAACAGGGGCCAGTGCTAACGGGGATTTCGGGTACATAACCACTTCTCTTCTCCCCGAAGAAGGTGGGCGCCCCTTGCCCTTGCTCGTACACCCCGGCGACGGGGCAGGGGCGCGTTTGTACCGTGTAGGCACGCAGCGTAACAAGGTTTTGCGGGCTAGGGGTAGCATAACACCTAATTTAACGACGTGTGTTAGGGGGCAAGTGTGGGACTACAGAGGCACATTTAACTACACTATACAGTTTACCCACCTTAACAAGGAGAATGTAAGTGAGCAACGCTAACGGGGAAGTTGACAGTGACATCATGGACTTTAGTGATTTCGTACGGGCGCAAGTAGATGTATACATTGGGGACAAAAAGTACAACTTGCGACAAGCATCCGGGGTAGCTGCTGCCGCGTATAAGAACTTGGTGTTTCAGTGTGTAGGGGTGTCAGAAGATATCGCTGAAGTGAAAGGTCCACTAGCCGATGCGGCTATCGTGTTGGTAGCTGGGTGTTTGTACAACCAGAAAGGCGGTTTGGTAGGGCAGCACATTATACAAGACTTGCCTGATGAAATTGTACAGAAGCTGTTTCAGAAGGCTAAGGAACTTAGCAAACTGGGAGAGTTCGAAGAGGATGAGGAATCAGCAAAAAACGCGCAACCCGCTACGACGGATGGTTCCGCGTAGCAAGTCATTTACATATGCCGGTTAGCCAGTGTTTGGAACAGTTAACTTACACCGAGTACCTGACTTGGGTTGCATGGTTGGACAGTGAGTGGAACAACCCTAGCCGCAGTGATTGGTATGCCATGCAAGTAGCTT